AACTAGTTGACATAAAACGCAAAAAACACTTCACAATAGCTATTCCACAAACAACGGAGTAACCTATGCAAACGAAGCAAGCGACAGTCACAATTGATGACCAGGAGTGGATTGTGTTAGACACTGATGAGCCTAAAGAGAATAAAGTGTTTTGCACGTTAACGAAGCCAGACAGCACGATTATCTGGCACACATGGGTCGATATTAACCAGATAATGGGGATTATATGAATATCACGTTATTAACTAAAGTCAGGCAGTTATTTAATGTCGATTATGTCCCGCGTAGTACGAATAGACATAATCAGAAGCAATATATTAAGGCGATTAGATTATTGGGTGATAAGTGGTTAATCCACCCTGATAATAAAGTGCAGAAAATACAGTGAAGAGTAATTTTGTAAATAATCATATTCGGTTAAATGGGAATGTGCATGGTCATAAACTCAGACTATGCAATAAGTGCGAAGAGTTAAAACCACCAGAGGGTGGGGTGCAGATGAGTGCGACCAAGTGGTTGTGTGCATCGTGCTGGACCGATAGGGTGACCAGTAAGAACTTAAAGGAGATGGCCAAATGACTGATTTATTGACAGCGTTGCATTTGTCGGTGGTGATGTTGGATTTAAAGATTCGGATGATGGAGGCGATTGAGGATGGTCAGTTTGACTATGCGATGACGTTGCATTTGCTGATACTGGTGAGGACTGATGAGTTTGATGCGCATAAGTGGGCGATGAGTCCTCGGGCATGGGCCATCTATGAGACGATCCACCCATGAAAGAGAATGTTTTCAGTCAGTGGGTACAGAGGTATCAGCCTGATCCGGTGCTGTTTGTGCGTGAGGTTTTGGGGGTTGACCCTGACCCGTGGCAGGTGAAGTTTCTTGGGGCGATTGCGCGTGGGGACCGGAAGATAAGTGTCAGGAGTGGCCACGGGGTGGGTAAGAGTACGGCAAGCAGCTGGGCCATGCTCTGGTACTTTATGACCAGATCGCCAGTCAAGGTGGTGGTGACTGCACCGACAAGCTCTCAGCTGTATGACGCAATGTTTGCCGAGCTAAAGCGCTGGATCAATGCGATGCCTTTGCCTTTGCAGGGGTTGTTGACAGTGAAGCAGGAGAGGATTGAATTCAATGCTGCACCAACTGAGATGTTCATAAGTGCCAGGACCAGCAGGGCCGAGCAGCCTGAAGCGCTCCAAGGTATTCACTCAGAGAACGTGATGCTGGTGGCCGATGAGGCTTCTGGTGTGCCAGAGCAAGTGTTCGAGGCGGCTGCTGGCTCGATGTCGGGGCATAACGCGGTGACATTGCTTTTGGGGAATCCGGTGAGGTCTAGTGGGTTTTTCTACGACACCCACACGCGCTTGGCCGATGAGTGGACCACATTCCAAGTGGCCTGCACTGACTCGCCCCGTGTCTCAGATGAGTACGTCAAAGAGATGGCCATGCGGTATGGGGAAGAGAGCAACGTCTACCGGATCAGGGTGATCGGTGAGTTTCCCAAGGGTGATGACGACACTGTCATTGCCATGGACTTGCTGGAAAGTGCGGTCAATCGGGATGTCGCGCCAAGTGAGTACGCGCCCATGCTATGGGGCTTGGATGTGGCGCGGTTTGGCAGTGACCGGTCAGCGCTGTGCAAGCGCCAAGGCAATGCGGTGACTGAGAATATCCGGACATGGAAAAACTTAGACCTGATGCAACTGACTGGTGCAGTGGTGGCTGAGTACCAGGCGCTGCCACCGAGTGCGCAGCCGAAAGAGATTCTGGTAGATAGCATTGGATTAGGTGCTGGGGTGGTGGACCGGCTCAGAGAGCTGGGGCTACCGGCACGGGGCATCAATGTGTCTGAAAGCCCAGCGATGGGTGGGACTTACAGAAATCTGAAGGCTGAACTTTGGTACAAGGCACGGGCGTGGCTTGAGGCCAGAGACTGCAAGATGCCAAAGGATGAGGTCTTGATTGCCGAGCTGGCCACAGTGCGGTACTCATTCACCAGCAATGGCAAGATCGCCATTGAGGGGAAAGATGAGATAAAGCGCAGAGGATTGCCAAGTCCAGACAAGGCCGATGCCTTTGTCCTGACATTTGCGTCTGATGCGGTGATGGGGATGTACGGGTCAGGCGGGAGCAATAAGTGGTCCCAACCCCTGCGCAGAAATCTGTCTAGGGTTGCATAATTCGGGTATTGACAAACCAATGGGGGAAACCTATGAAGATGATGACCAAAGCGCAAAAGAAGGTCGGCAAGGTGATGGGTGAGTTTGGCTCTGGCAAGCTGCACAGTGGCAAGGGTGGTCCAGTGGTCAAGAATCCCAAGCAGGCCATTGCCATTGCAATGTCTGAAGCGAAGATGCCCATGCGCGGTCAGCGCACAGCAAAGAACAAGGCGAAAAAATAATGGCTACGCTAAAACGCACCATGGATCAGGTCATGGACCGACAAGAGGGCGAGGATATGGAAAGTGGCGAGAACTGCCCCATGCCCACGCAAGACATTACCCTCAATCTGAAAAACAGAGCCAAGGCAATTACCAGCGCGGCTTATGGTCCTGAGAATCCCAAGCTGCCAAACGAGGCTTTTTGGCGTAAGAAGTCTGACCAGTGGGATGTCTCAGCCGAGGATGCCAAGAAAAGTCGATGCGGTAACTGCGCGGCATTCAATGTGTCTGACAAGATCAAAAACTGCATTGCCCAAGGCATTGGCATGGAAGCAGACCCATGGGGAACGATTAAGTTGGCCGATCTAGGTTACTGCGAGATTTTCGACTTCAAGTGCGCAGCGAGTCGCACTTGCGATGCATGGGTGGTAGGTGGTCCCAATACGGGTGAAGAGACTGAAGACATGGAAGATGAAGGAGAAGAGGAATGAAAGGTTTGTATGAAAATATTCATCGAAAACGCGAAAGAATTGCTGCTGGCAGCAAAGAGAAAATGCGCAAGCCTGGGGCAAAAGGCGCTCCAAGCGCTGCTGACTTTAAAGCAGCGGCTAAAACCGCCAAGCCAGTGAAGAAAAAATGAAGACACCAGCTTGGCAGCGTAAGGAAGGGCAAAACCCCAAAGGCGGCCTAAACGCTGCCGGCCGCGCCAGTCTGAAGGCTGCCGGCCAAGATATCAAAGAGCCAGTCAAGGCTGGCAACAACCCCAGACGGGCTAGCTTCTTGGCGCGGATGGGTGGCAACGCTGGCCCAGAGTACAAAGATGGCAAGCCAACCAGATTGCTGCTGTCTTTGAAAGCCTGGGGCGCAAGCTCCAAGGCTGATGCCAAAGCCAAGGCGGCTGCGATCAGTGCTAGGAACAAGGCCAAGAAATGATTTGTCCGATTGTCATTGCCACTGTCAGGGGTCATGGTCTGGCCGTGCTGTTGGAATCCATCAAGCAATATGCGCCAGAGTGTCCGGTCTATCTGCGCGGCCCTGAGTCGGTCATTGAAAATTTCCAAGCAGACTACAAAATCTATGGCCAGCCAAACAGCTTTGGCGAAGACTACAACGAGATCATTGAAATGGCGCTCAAGGATTGGTCATCATGCATTGTGGCCAATGATGACATTGTGCTGACCCCCACCAGCGTGAAGGTGCTGATGGAAGATGTGGCCATTGTCAGGACCATGAACAGCTACAAAGCAGGGTGGGTGGCGGCAAGGTGTGACGCGGCCAGACCTTGTCAGAATGTGCGGATCACTGAGCAGCCGGAGAAGCTGAACTTCTACAAATTCCCGTCTGAGGCCCACATTAAACTGGTCCAAGAGGTCAGCCCAATCTTTGCATGGATATCAAGTGATGCATTTGAAGAGGCAAAGTTTCCCCCTCTGAATTGGTACAGTGACGATGTGCATTGTATGGACTTGGTGAGAAAAGGCTATGGCCACTATGTAAGTGCAAGCTATGTCCACCACATAGGCTCAAACACCATTGGCTTTGACGCGCAAAAACTGCATGAGGATGCGCTGCCGTGGCTGAAAGAGAATCGACCCGAATATGCAAAGGGCTGGTTTGCATGAGCCATCAGCAGCAGTTGGATTTTGTGACCAGTGTGAAGGTTCAATTTCCAGAATACTTCAGCCAGACCAAGGTTTTGGAAGTTGGTTCTTTGGACATCAATGGCAGCGTCAGGCAGTTTTTTGAGAATCCAGACAAATACATTGGCTGTGACTTGGGCGAAGGCCCAGGGGTGGACATTGTGTGCCGAGCGCATGAGCTGCCATACCCAGACGAGATGTTTGATGTGGTGATCTCATGCGAGTGCTTTGAGCATGACAAACACTGGGAAAAGACGTTTCAAAAGATGATTGACTTGGTGCGGGTGGGTGGTCTGGTGATTTTCTCATGTGCCACAATAGGCAGACCGGAGCATGGCACGAGCCGAACTTCACCGGCTGACGCGCCATTTACAAACGATTACTACCGAAATTTGAGGGAGGAAGATTTCAATGACTTCAAGCCTTTCTTCAAACAATACAAATTTGGCCAGTGCTTTAACCCACGCGACCTATATTTTTGGGGCTTGAAATGAACGATATTGAAAACCTATCCACCGATGTTGCAGCCACCGAGCCAATGGATGACATGGAGCTGCAAGCGATCATCACGCAAGATTTGACCGATGCCATCAGCTATGTGGACAGTGATCTGTCGCCCACACGCGCCAGAGGGACTGAATACTATCGAGGGGATTTATTTGGCAATGAGGTCGAAGGGAACAGCAAG